GCGGTGGTGGCGGCATTTTTGGACTAAATAAACTTCCCATAATAATATTTATAAAATGTTATAACTATTATCCGCTACCACTTGCGGTGCGGTTTGTCTAGTGTTTAGTTCTTGTAATCCAACAGCTAGATATCTCATGGCATCACAAGCATGAGAACTCCAGTCGTGTACAGGTTTAGATCTGAACATTCGGTTCTTGTCTATGTATTTCCTGTGATAATGTCTTAGTGCATCTATCAGCTTTTTACAATGATCCACATCTATCCAGCAACGAGGAAGCAGCATTGAGGTTGCGTGGATTCCATCTTCTAAGGGTAATTTTGGAACGACTTTGAACCTCACACCTAATTGATAGGCGACCTCTCTACGGGTCTTACCATTACCAAAATCCGTAACTTCAATATCATGCGGAGCATAATGATCTGCATAAACATAATCCTTTTCTTTAATCAGCTGAACAAAGAAAGGTAAACCCTGACCTCGTTCTTCAATGTAATCTATAATGTTAATGGATCTACCTAGTTGCTGCCAAAAGATAATCGCGGTATGATCCGATACGCCTAAGTCCCAAGCCGTATAGACAGGCAAAGAAGGATCATAAGGCACTCGTGTGATCTGTCTGCTGTTCTCCATTCCTGCTATGGTCTTGCCATAAATTGCACCTTCAATGTTTGCCGTCCATTCACATTCAAACTCTTGCTTAAACTTATTTTCACCCATAATGGCTTTTGCGGCATCTAACTCTTCTTGATCTACAATCTTCGTATCTGAGGCTCTGGCTTTGTAATGAAACCAATCTTCTGCGGATTGTGCATGAAGGTAAAGCTCATAGAAGTTATTATTCATTCCTTGCGGTGTACCAATAAAGACGCAGTAACCTTTTCTATCTGAGAGTGCAGGTCTGATAATCTCTGGAAACAATCGTTCATTGACATTGGCATACTCATCAATCACACAACCATCAAGGTAAATTCCCCTTAATCCATCGCAGTTCTCTGATCCGAGTAAAGTTATTCTAGCACCATTGGGTAGATCTACTCTCAGTTCTGTTTCGTTAAATCTTGTGCCTTGGATCTTTTGGGTAAACTGTTTCATGTAATCCCATGCAATAGATTTAGCTTGTTTAAAGGTTGGAGCAATATAAGCAAATCTAGGGTTCTTTAGTTTGCTGGTCATTGCCGATCTGATTAAATGATTAATCATACAGACTGTTTTGCCAAACCTTCGGTGGCAGACTAGCACTGACCAACGATATTGATTGATACGATAGTGAATATACTTTTGAAACTTCCTAGGGGTGTATTCTATTTTGGCTTCCATTAGTGAACTGTGTCTGTAACGTAGTTGTTATCTGGATTATATTCAAAACCAAGACTTGCCATGACCCAATCCATATACATCATAGAGGTCATTTCATTAGGTAAACCTGTAATCTTAATAACTACATTGTTTGTTTTGCGGTCAATGTAAACGACTGATTTAATATCTTTAGTATCAAACTCATCCATACCCACTACATATAGTAAAATATTATTTTGGAAAGGAGGTCAGGCAAAAAGAAGGTGTGGGTTGTTTGTAGGGGGTGGGGTGTGTGGTTCTGGGAAAGTGGATGTGTCTAAGGGTGTCCTGCAGTCCCATGTATATATATATAATAAACGGCGGCGACATTCTGGGTCATAGGGGGGGTAGCTGTTGCAAAAAAACAACAGTTGCAAAAATACAACAGTTATTACTATTGATAATCATAAATTATCGTTACTAAAAAACTTCTGATAATTGATAGTTATCACGTATCAATATTATTGATGACATCTTTATCATTGATCCGTTGCTGATGTTGTGAGAAATGGCGGCGGCTTTCTTTATTAAAGAATAGTAACTTTTAACACCAATAAATATTTTTAAATTAATTTTATTTTATGTATTGACTTTGATTATCTTATATATTATATTGAGATAAACAACTTAACAAAGGATAGAAACAATGGGAGCAATAAGCATAAACTACAACAAAAAACCTACTCCATTAGAAGCATTTAAAATGGATATGTCTTTAGAAATTTTAGATCATAACATTGAAAAAATTGATGGAGATATAATTGGAGATAATGAATTACAATCTTATATAGTTTACTCATCATGCAAGTATCAAGATGAAGTTGTAGCTATAATTGGATTGATTGACTATGATTTAAAAAACAAAGAAGTTTATATTAAAATCATGGATGAAACAGTAGGTCCAGTTTATTATAATATGAATAAATCTGTATTTGATAAACTCACTCCATTGAAACAACAATCTTTCGCTCAAAAATGGAGAGATCAAGTTAAGAAAAACTTTAATTAACCAATAAACAAATTAACCCCTGTTAGATTAATTTTTAACAGGGGTTTTTTTATGCTTGACTTATATATTATTTTGATATATTAGTATTTTAAACAACTAACAAAGGATAAAACAATGAAAAAAGAAAAAAAATGTATTGATCTTGTTAATGATAATTATCAATCAAGATTGAACGATTTAAGAGAAGCATATAACAACCAAAATATTGATCTTGCAACATGGTTATGTGAGTATGGTTTAAGCTGGGATTATGTTTTGCCAAATACTTTTGATAATCAAGAGCAAGGTTACTATCGTTGGCAATTAAGCTGGGGTGGTCCTAGTGATGAATTTAGAATTTATACAGACCATGAAAAAAATATTAAATCAGTTGAGTATTGGTATTTAGATTGGTTTGATGGTGCTTCTATTACAGTTAACGATGAAGAAATAATCAACTTAATTATTTGGCAATTAGATGGAGATTTAACGCCAACAGAACATGAACAAAAGGTGGCATAATGACAACAATACTTGGAATATTAATCTTAATTGTAACAGCTATTGCTAGTTATTATGTGTTAACCAAAGTAGACAAAAAGTTTTAAACAACTGAAAGGATAAAATGAAATACTCAATCGTAAAAGAACTTGCCAAAAAATACGGCATCATTGTACCCAAAACAATGACTGTTGCTGAAACAATCAAGCTGATTAAAAAAAGAAAAACAAACTAATGAAGCTGACCACCAATCAGATCAACAAATTAAAAGGTCAAACTTTTTTGAATTGTTGGTCTGGTGGTGGTTTATTTAGAAAGATGTGCATCAATAAACTTAAAGAAGATTACTTGACTACATCTCTAAAAATGATATGTTTCAAATTAAAACAACAACGAAAGGACCAATAATGAATAAACAAAAAGCAATCAATTTTTTATATAAAGATTGGTTAGAATATAAAAAATACTATCAAGATAATATGCAATTCAATATGCAAGAAAGTTTTATTGAGTATCTTGAAAGAGAAATACCAGAATATTTAAACAACAAAGAGGTAGCGTAATGAAATGTTTAAACTGTGGTTGTGATGAGGGTACACTCTTAAAAGAGTTTGAAGAAAATCCTAAAGAAAATTATAGCTGGTACGATTTATCAATGATGACTGAAGTTTGCGTAAGTTGTGGTAGCGAAAATATAAAAACAGAAAAAGTTTAATTATCCTTTAATGTAGAAGGGGTAGGTTTTTCTATCTCTTCTACAATCCCTTCAATCTCTTTAATGTCTGATGTATCTTGCCAAGAAATATTAAGTGTTGTGTCCTGTTTAACCTGCTGAACTTTGTTGTCTGAATAAATGTCTGTGATCTTACCCGCTATCCATTTTAAAAACGATTGCTTATCTCTTAAAAATAAAATCAAAGATTGATCTGGAACTTTCTCAGTATCATAAATACGAAGCATCTTTTCAACCAGTGTTTGAACCCCATGCTTTCTAGCTTCAACGATTCTTTGTTCTATTTCTGGGTTCTTTTTTAACCAAGCGTAGAACTTCATCAAGCTGAACTGATACTGGTTGTCCTCTAAAATCTCTACTAAAGTCAGTCCGTTTACCAGTTTCTCGCAGATAGTATCTAGTTGGTTCGTTGTTATCAATTCTTGGTTTGACTTTTTGGTAATAGTATTCTTTGAGTTCTTCATCACTGTAATTTTTAAATTGTTTAAGTCCTTTTAGTTTTCTAATCCTAGCTTTATCAGAATATTTGTGTTTGTTAAATGCAAATCTATTTTGTCCACCATGATATTTACAAAGATACAATCCTGTTGCGGTTCTATAACCTTTACATCCACAAGGTCTACCTGTTTGCCTAGATCTACCTTGGCATAAAATTTTCTGCATCGGCTTTCCAACCACAATACTAGTCCTCCCAAGGTTTGATGTTGTTTCTAATATTATAGGCTTTCTTCATAGCATAATATGGGTTCTTTTTTTTAGCCAAGTTCTTCATCACCGCACCCGCATTCAATTCCACTTTGGGTTTTTCATTCTCTTCTTTTAAAGCGATTGCTAATTTACAGTAATATACATTTCTTTTATCTAATCTCAGGTCCTCCAAGGATATGGTATTGGCTAATTGTTCTACTATACTATCCTTATCTGATCCTTTAGATATAATCTTATCTATTTCAGTTAATGAATTAATATCTAATGAGTCTACTAATGTAGCTCTGTGAGAACCATGGGTGGGTTCAGATTTACGCATGGGTGGGTTCTGTGAGAACCAAGTAGGGTCTTTTTCTGGCTTTAAAAAAGAGGTATTGACGATATAAGTGCAACCCGATTTTCCTTTAATAATCTTAATGACATTCAGCTTGGCAAGGGAGTAAAGACTTCGCTTTACAGTTGAACGAGAGAGCAAGGTATCCTCAACAATTCTTTGTTGCCTGATCGCACACTTGTAGCCATCACTCTTCCACGCATACTTCATCAAAGATAGAAACACCACTAGGCAGTTCGCCTTTGCTTGACCTTTCTTTAGTCTATCAAGATGATGAAAAAGTTTATACGATAGGAGTAAGAACCCTCGTTTACTGTCATAATTTTGACTATTTTTTACCACAATTATCGCACTCTCTCTCTTCTCTTAACCTAATCATCTCATCTATCCATTCTTTAGAGGTATAGTCCTTAAAAACATACCCTTTATTCGCTCTCAGATGCTCAATTTTTGCGATCTTGAACACAAGCCTAGGGTCGTAGCCTAATTTAAGAAAATCATTCAAATTCATATCTATTCTTGGATATACATAGTCCCAAAAGATCAGGTATGCAGGTAAATTAGCACGTTGTGCCAGTAATCTAGTTAAATCTGTGCTTTTATATAGACTTCCTTTGTATTTGCAGGTCTCGGCAAGGAATAAAATGTTATTACTGTTGCAAAAATGACACACTTTGTATTCACATATATCTATGTCCAAAGTTTTGAAGCTGTCATTCATAATGTTTCTATGCCAATCATTATAAACGCCAGTGGATTTAGAATAGTATAAGTTCCTAGCCACTGTTATAATCTCTGACATTTTTTTGATACTGTAAATCCGAAAGTTGTTTTTGCATTTCTAATTTTTCATCTTGCATTCTAGAGATAATGGTTTTGAGATTACCATTCTCTTCCAT